AACGGTAAAACCATCGATGACTTTAAAGTTGACTAATGGAATATGGCATAACACCGGTATTCTATAAGAACTACCAAGCGATGAAAGCCAAGGATGAAAATGGCAATCGCAAATACAAATACATAATCAACACAGGTAGTTCCAGGAGTTCAAAGACTTGGAGCATTATGGAGCTATTGCACCGCATTTGCGAGAACAACGAAAACTTCAGGGTAACAGCTTGGCGCGATACGAAAAAGGACGTTAAAGACACCGTTTGGAAAGACTTTCAAAAGATGCTACTGGTTAGCAATCGTATGGTTTATGCCAACCGGAACAAAACCGAATCATTCTATGCATATCCCGAATTAAACAGCGTGTTTGAAACGCATGGCGCAGATGATGAAGAAAAGGTGCATGGCCTCACCCAAGATGTTAGCTGGCTAAACGAGCCATACAAAATCAGCGAGGACACTTTCGACCAGATTGACCAGCGATCGGACTTGATGTTTATCGATTGGAACCCGAAAAAATCACATTGGATTGAAAAGGTTAGCAAGCGCGACAATGCAATTGTAATTCATTCCACTTTCAAAGACAACCCTTTTTGTCCTGAGCAGCAGCGAATCAAAATTGAAAGCTACGAGCCGACCGAGTATAATATTGCGCAAGGCACGGCCAACCCATTCAAATGGTCGGTTTACGGATTAGGAATGAAATCAGAGGTCGAAGGCAGAATCTACACTTGACAAGAAATACCATACGTTGACTACTTGCGAATCGAAAAAGAAGTTTACTATGGGTGCGATTGGGGTATGGTTGACCCGTTTGGGCTTGTGGAGGTGAAATATCACGACGGGAATCTTTACGTTCACGAAATGAACTACGAGAGCGAAAATGAACTACGCTCGAAAATGACGCAAACAGAACTCCATCAAATCAATTCGGCTCAAGAGGAAGGATTGGTGCCGTGGTTGTTCCAAAAACTAAACGTTAAGAAGCAAAAGATTATAGTTTGTGATAATAACCGCCCAACAAAGATAACGGCATTGCGTCGCGCAGGTTGGGAATATGCGGTTGCTGTTGGTGGCAAATCAAAGCTACTTGACCGTATCGCGATGCTGCAAGGAATCAATATTTACTACACGTCAGCGTCAAAGAATATCGAATACGAGCAGGAAAACTACTGCTATCAAAAAGACAAATTCGGGGTACAGCAGGAAGAACCAATAGACCAAGATAACCACACTATTGACGCGATTGCTTATGTTGTGCAAAAGATGTTTGATTTAGGAATCATTCGCAAGGTGTAATAAAAAAACCCTTTGCATTTCTACAAGGGCTTACCAACCTAAAAAACTAACTCACTTAATTCACCGGCCTGTAATACAGTTTCGTATTGAATGACGCGGCCATTGTTCCCGTCCCAACGTATTTGATTTGGTAGTATGGGTAATCGGTAGGCTTCACAAGGAATGAGAACGATGGCTGGCCACATCGGTAGCGGTTGCTGCGCTGCCAATAGTCACGAAGTTCGTACCATCCAAAGACCCCTGGCAAGTAACAGTCCCTCCAACGGTTCCTGAAATCTTGGTAATGTTGACCTGAACCGTTACGTTCATGTTTGTGCCTCCAGTATTGGCAACCCCGCGTTGAATACGCGTCCCAGCGTTGGTCACCGTGTCGAGTACCTTTGCAGTCGTTGTAGATTTCAGGTCAATAACCTTGCTTGTTTGTGCCGTAGCAACCCCAGCGAATAGCAATAGGGCAAATAATAGTTTTTTCATTTTGTTGTTTTTTAAATGTTAATGATTTTGGGGTAAAGATAAAAATATTCGGCAATAACATAACATTCTAAATAAAATTTCTATATTTGCGCTAAACCTACACGATGGAAGTGTAAGTAGCCAACAAACATGATGCATCGACAAAATACTAACCAAGCCTTATCGCATAACTGCGGTAGGGCTTTTTTATTAGTGAGTTAAGATGGGGTTCTGGGGCTTGACTTGGGGCGAAAAGCCAATAAGCGTTGAAAGGGATTCGAGAGGTAACTGGTTTACTGAAATATTTTCAAGTTTAGGCCGCGCGCGAGTTAAATTAACAGACCGCCAAAAATTCGATTACGTTCTTACAAATCCTGCTTTATTGAAAGTCGTTGCGGTAACTGCCGATTTAGGCAGTTTGGCAAGCGTGAACAAATACGAGGGAGAGAAGTTAACCGAAAAGAATTTCCTTTATAGCCTCGTTGATAAGCCAAACTTTAAGCAAGGCTGGTCTCAATTCTTTTGGGAGTACTTCTTTTGGATTCAAATGGGCGCGGCTTATTTGTACAACCCGAACGGATCTAAAGTGTTGAAAGAAAATAACCCTATACAATGGCTAATCCCGCATAATATTGATTGGAATGTTACGGCTATTGACCGATTGAAAGCGTTCATATTTACCAACGCAACGTTGAAAGACGTAATGAAAGCGCAAGTAACCTACAATCTAGGCAATGGTCAAAGCGTACTCATTCAACTATCTGAGATAGTCCCATTCTACGATATGATTGGTGGTATTGATGGAAACAGTTTTAAGGCGCTCAGCAGAATTGATGCTTTGTATAAAATCATTGTTAATTCTGAAATGGCACTCGACGCTAAACAGATTAACCTTGAAATGGTTCAAAAGTTCATGGTTACAGGACAAGCAGACCCGAATGACACCACGCAACTGCCAATGGGCGAAGATGAAAAACTAAGCATTGAGGAAAAGGTTAGGTCATTGCGTAAGGTTCACGCGGTTAAGTCTAAAATCAGTATTGAAAGGTTCGTTGACAATCTCGCTAATTTGGAGCTGGATAACAGCTTCAATGAGGACATGCTTAAAATAGCTTCGGTTATGAACGTACCGAAAGAGGTTTTAGATATTCTAACCGGGGGCAGTACCTACGAGAATCAGGAAAAGGCAACAGCGCGTCAGGTCGAGTACGGCGTTAAACCAAAATGGAAACAATTAACCGATTGGCTTGAATCGAATTACGGATTTCAGGACATTAGAGCCGATTACTCTGAACTTAGTTTTAACCAAGTATTCGAGAAGGAGAAATCGGAAAAGGATAAAATAAAAGCCGATACGCTGTTAGTCTTAATGAAAGCAGGAGTGCCGGAGGAACAAATAAATATGTTTTTAGGAACCAATTTTAAAGGTATTGATTATGAAGCAGCCCAAAAACAACCAACAACAAACGCTGGCAACCAAAGCGGAGCAAACTAAAGACCCTGTTTTGAGGCAAGCAATGTTAGACAAAGCAAAACAACTAGGCAAAACAGTAAACAAATGATCTTCTGTAAAGAGTTAAATTTATCGTTCGAGACAAAAGAAGCCATGTTTAAGGAGCTCCATAAACATAAGGCGGCTTTGCAATCGTTGAAAAAATCGACCATCAAGTATTCGGATGCTTACGATTGTCTGCTTACCGAAAACGATACCATCAACAATGTAGTTAAGGCAAACAACCCCGTTAACGAGGACATTTCACAATTACTCGTTAAGGTTGTGATGAACACAACAAACATCCTTGATAGCCATTGCGACGTTCATATTCCTGGGCTTTGGAAACGTTCACTTGACCACAGCAATAAAAAACTGCACCTTCAGGAACACAAGCGCGAATTTGACAAGGTTATCTCAAACGACGCGACCGCATACACCCGACAATTGGCTTGGAAAACATTAGGAGCCGATTACGAAGGAACGACCCAAGCATTGGTTTTCGAGAGCCTTGTAAAAGAATCTCGCAACGAATTGATGTTTGAGCAGTACAAAAACGGTTGGGTCACAAATCACTCAGTCGGCATGGAATATGTCGATGTTGTATTTTGCGTCAACTCAGAGGAAAGATGGTGGGCAGAAGAAAAAGAGAATTTCGATAAATATTATCCTGACGTAGTCAACAAAGAAGATGTTGAAAAGCAAGGGTATTTTTGGGCGGTTCTCGAAGCAAAGTTAAAAGAGGGTTCCGCTGTACTTATGGGCAGCAACTGGGTAACTCCAACCCTAGACAATAATCTGAAAACCGAGAAATCACTTTCAGAACAAACCGATCCGGCAGCAGCCACTCAAGAAGACACAACAAAATTTTTATCATTAATTAAAATTTAGACCAAATGGCAAAAACGCCCGAAGAGATGGCAGAAGACATTAACAAGTCTTTGGAAAGCCTGAAAACTGATTTAGCAAAAGCGGTCAGTAAAGAAGATTTTGACACGGTGACAAAAACTCTTAACGAGTTCATCGCAAAAAACAAAGATTTCGACCACGAGACATTGAAAACGGAATTGGCCGATATTTCAGAGCAGTTGGGAGCAATCAAAGAAAAGTTCATGGGCAACAATCCGAGCAACAAAACGTTGAAAGAGGTTGTCAGTTCGTGGATTACCGAGAAACACAACGACATCAAAGCAACGTTTAAAGGCGGTGGTTTTGTTGAGTTGGAAATAGACAAGGCAGTAGCTACCATGACAACCGCGTCTGCGGCTCCTGTTGGCACCCCGCCCGATTACTTTTACCAGCAATTCGCACCAGCTCCGAACGTAAACCTGCGCCAGGATTCGATTATGAGCCGTGTTACCACTTTGGAAACCAGCTTGGCCTCGTACCCTTATACCGAAACCGTACCTAAAGACGGGGATTACACGTTTCTTGCTGAAGCAGCCACTAAGCCACAAATCGATTTCAAGATTGAGACAAGGTTTGCAAACCCTGTGAAGTTGGCCGCTTGGATCAAGTTAACCGAAGAGGCTGTTACCGACATAGTTGGTTTACAGTCAATCGCAACTGATTTCTTGTTTAAGAAACACAACCGTAAAAAAGCAAAAGGAATCCTTAACGGAGACGGTATTTCACCAAACCCTAAAGGAGCCACAACTTACGGACGTGCTTTTTCTGCTGGGGCTTTAGCCAATACCGTAACCGCACCAAACATCATGGATGTTATCAACGCTGCTGTGACCGACATTTTCACCACTCATAACTATGAGGATGAAATGAACTATATGCCAAACATCGCGATGGTAAACCCTGTTGATTTCTTTGTGAACTTTGTTGCCGCAAAAGATGGCTTCGGTCATCCATTGTACCCAACCGCAGGATTATTCAACATGGTTGTTATCGGAGGTGTTATGATTGTTCCGGATGAAGACATTACTGTTGGTAAAGTATTCGTTGCGGATTTAACCAAGTACAACGTAACTAACTATGTTCCTTACTCAGTGCGTATCGGATGGGTTAATGATGACTTCATCAAAAACCAGTTCGTTATCCTTGGAGAAAGCCGTTTCCACGCGTTTGTTAAACGTTTGGACGAGCAAGCGTTTATCTACGATGACATCGCGACTATCAAAACCGCAATCGAGACTTCGTAATGGATGTACGCGTAATCTTAGACAAATGGGGTCGTTATTCAAAAGGCGACATCATTAAAGATATGCCAGACAGTACGGCGCAAGCGTGTATTGATTCAAAGGCAGTCGAAGAGGTGAAAGATAAACCAGCAAAAGAGCAGAAAAGGCTAAATAAATGTACCTAATCGACCAAACATATTTCATTAAGCAGTACAGCATCCCCAACATCAACGATGCAGGGGATGCGCTGACTGTGCTAGAGCAGTATATTGATGAGTTCGGTCGTAAGTACATGAAGAACGCTTTAGGTCGCGAGTTCGCAACATTCGACGCAGTACTAGACGCTGGATTATTTCCCGACCCACCAACGGCAATCGCTCAAAAGTGGATTGACCTCGTTAACGGTGTCGAGTACACCAAAGACGACAAGACCTACAAATGGGAGGGATTGCTAAGGATGGAGGGAACATTCAAATCAAGCCCGATTACACCGTTTGTGTATTATTACTGGCTATCGGAAAACGTCACTACCGTAACCGCATTAGGTGAGGCAACCATTGAAGCGAAAAACGCTACTTCGGCCAACTCAACACAGCGATTGGTAACCACGTGGAACGAAATGCTGGGAATGTACCAGGGCGAGTGTGCCGATGCGAATTGTCGCGGTGATTTCTACTATCAGAACGGAGTGCCGATATTCGACTACTACGGCGGTCGCGAGGAAAACAATCTGGTATCGCTACTGACTTACTTAACCGATAACGAAACTACCTACCCCGACGCAGGATTGCTACGGATGGAAGGCGTTAAGAATCAGTTGGGGTTATGATAGTGGTTGAAGATGTTTGCACGGCTTTGTTTGACCAACTGCCTGTATCGGTTATTGACGGCAAGAATTACAAAGTTCGCTTTGGTTGGGGATCTCAGGACACGCTGAATTTGCATATCAAACAGAACGGCCAGACTTTGAACAAGTACCCGCTAATCTGGTTGGTAGAATCGGAGGAAAAAGTTTACGGAGCAAGTGATAACGAGTTAGTTCGCGATTGTACGTTTATAATCGCTGTTAATTCAAAGCACGCAACCAATACTAATCCAATTATTTGGCAAACTGAGTTTAATCCTGTGTTGAATCCTTTGGCAAAGAACATTATCAAAGCATTCGACGCAAGCGGAATTACCCAAATAATGACACAGGGCGACCTGCGTTACCGATTGACAAGGTACTCGAATTACAGTGCTTTTGAATCTACCAACGATGGTAAAAAAACAGTAAGCAAAACGATTGACAATTGGAATGTTATTATACTGACAATGACGGTAAATTTCACCCAACAACCGAGTTGCATACAACAAATTAACTTTAATTAAAAACAACAAAATATTATGGCAACACTATTTGGAATAGATTGCAAAGCTAGCAGCGGATTCATTGGATTGGAACCATGCTATGTAGAACCTGGGCCGCTATTAGGTCACATTTTACTAAAGGGACGCCCTACATTCGATGTAGCGTCTACAACGCCAAACAAAGCGTTTTTCAACGACCTTGTGCAGCAAGGCGAGGCGTATTTCTTGGTTGATGCTTTTAGCTCACCTACCGAAGTGCCAGCCGCTACATTGGAAACAAGCGACATTACACTACGTTCGGTCGTAGTGAATCGCGCTTTGCCGATGACCACAGCAACGTTTAAAAAACCTTACGAATGGGCAAAAGGAGCTTACAAACTTTCGAGCCAGGATCAAGATTCAATAGTTGAGGTTTACCAGAACGTAATCAAAGTAAACACGTCAATCGACGGTCTATCTTGGAGCGGGTTCAATGTTGGTATGTACGAGGTGATGACTTACGAGGCTGCAACAGGATCTACAAAGGCGCAAGTTAAGGTTATGTACCAAATCACCGACCTAGACGGTTACGCGTCAAGAGGCGGTTACTTGTACAATTTGGATTTCAATCCAAACACTGACATCAATAACGTGACTGGCGTGAAAATGACAGGCCGTGCTGATGTTTCTGAAGGTAAGATTTATGTAAAACCAACTTGGCTGCAAAACGACCTAACGCCAATTTTAGGCTTGGACGTTGCGCAATTCAGGGCAAGGTTGAATGGGGTTGCAGACACCATTACCTTATCGGCTTTTAACAGTTCGACGGGTGAGTATGCGCTAACACCAACCACCGCATTGTCGACAAGTTCGCAAAGTTGGGTTGTTGACCTTTACGATGCTACGGCCTCGCCAGCTGTCGCGGTTGCAAAACTCGGAACAACCAAGCCGAAGTTTTACGCAGGAACCACGGCAGCTATTACGCCGGTTGCTTAAAATAGTTTCATGATTGGGTGAAAAGCGGTATGGGTATTGAATTATCGTACCGCTTTTTTATTAACTTTAAAGAAAAATAAAATGCAGATATTCAATATTGAAATCTTCGGAGAAACAGCTGACAAGTTCATGGCTATGTCGTGCGCTGACAAAAAGAAATTCATCAAAGAAAACAGCAACCAACAAAGCGATGAATTGATTGAACAGTTTTTAAAATCAGTTAATCGCGGCAACGATGAAGAATGCCACGGTTGTAAAAAAGCGAAAAATGAGCAGCCCAAAACAAATACACCAGAGGTTACAGCCGCTATTGAACCTGTCGACGTTGCAGGGAATGGTTCGGGAGCTAGTAATAAAAGAAGAGACAAACCTGCTGGGAATTAAGGAGGATGAATTTACGCGCGGTGAGCGGCCTGATGG